GGCAGCAACACCTTAACCGGCGCGCTGGACGGCAATAATGCGCCGGTTTCGGTTGTCGTGACGCCTGCCTCTTATAATAGCGAAGGCCACTCCGGTAATAAAGTGCTGATAAATTGGAAGCACGAGTCTAGCACTTTCGGCATAATCTGTGGGGCCGGTTCTGACTTCACGCCGCGACTGCACATCATTAAGCCAACTATGGAAGCGTGTAAAACAGCGCTGCATGTAGCGGCTGGCCGCGTCACCGTGCAAAGCCCGTGGTTTGAGGCCAATGGCACGACAACTACGACAAGGACTTTCGCGGGCCTCACAATCGAAGAATGTGACGTTGAAGCGACACGGCGCACCACCGGAAATAAGCCGGACGTTGGCGGAACAATACTGATCTCCGATGATGCCCACCTTCCTTTAATAAAGGTTAAGGCGGGCGGCAGCGTTATTGTTAATGACGCTGTGTTGTATGCGCCGCCTGTGGTGCAAGAGGGTGGCGGTCTTATTCTCGACCGCATTAGGGCGGACGTGATTTCGATCCCGCATCTGATAACTCGGCCTTCGGGCGAATTTGGCAACGGTCGAGGCATCTGGTGTTATGGCCCCACGCCAACAGGACTTGTGCGCGCGGGCGGTGTTCCGGACGGTCGCGTTTTGATTTCCGAGCGCTTTGAAGGTGCGGATAATGCCAGCATAAGTCCACGCATGACATTCGCAGGCACCGGAACGCGAAATTGGGGAACAACCGGGGGCCTTTGGCCGGAACAGAAATATCTGAATTGGCTTACGCAGGCGACTTACGGCTTTGATTTGCAGGTTTCGTCGCTGCTGACTCAGAACAGAGACTATGTATTTCTGATGACGGTGAGGACCGAAGAAGAAGCCGAGTGGGAATTTACGAACCAAGCGGGTTTCATGACCCAATTCTCGAACCGGCTGAAAACGCCAGCAGGTAAGCTCACTACGATTGTGGCCCAAAGCCGTTGGACTGGAACCCCGGCACTCCCACCGCGAATCCGCGTGCTGGGCATTACTGCCGGATCGGCAGTGCAGTTCCACTCGCTTCAATTGGTAGAGTTCCCGACGCGAGAGTTAGCTGCCGAATTTGTTGCAGCGCGGCAGTTCTACGAGGTGGAAGATTGATGCGCAACATGGCTCAAATTCGTCGCTACGATAAATAGCCACATAAACCCTTGTAACCGCCGCCGATACAAGGGGCAGGGCTGGCCTTTGGGCCAGCCCTGCCCTTTTTGGGCGGTATGGCTTTTGCTGCACCTTCATCGCGGGAAGATATCCCGACCGATCCCGCCACCCTGATCAGGGTTGGCGTGATTGCGTCTGTCGATCTGGCGGCTGCGCGCTGCACCATCAACTATGGAGATCCCGACGATGATGACGATCTGGAAAGCCCGCCCTTGCGCTGGATCATGCCGCGATCTGGTCAAACATCAATCTGGTCCCCGCCTTCGGTGGGTGAGCAGGCCCTGCTGATCTGCCCCGATGGGCAACTATCGGCTGGCCTGATCCTTGTCGGCATCACCTGCGACGCTTTCCCGCCTGCAGGCAATTCACCGGAGGAGCTGATCCGCTTCTCCGATGGCGCTGAGATCGCCTATGATCCCGAAAGCCACATCCTGCGCGCCATCCTGCCCGCCGGGGCCGAGGCCCGGATCACCGCCGAAACCATCCGCATCACCGGCAATATCGAGGTCACCGGCGATATTGCAGTCACCGGCAAGGTCACAGCCACCGATGATGTGCTGGCCGATGGAAAAAGCCTTAAGTCGCACAAGCACACTGGCGTCCAGGCAGGCGGCGCACAGACCGGGGCTCCGGCATGATCGGCATGCACCGCCAATCCGGCCAGGCACTGGCTGGCAACGCGCATCTGGCGCAGTCGATTGGCGATATCCTGTCGACGCCTCTGGGCTCGCGCGTCATGCGCCGCGATTATGGATCGATGCTGATCGACCTGATCGACCAGCCAATTAACCCGGCGACCCGTCAGCTCGTCTTTGCCGCGACGGCCGTCGCGATCGCGCGCTGGGAACCGCGCCTCAAGCTCAAGGCGATTTCGATAAGCCCCGGCACGGCCAATGGCGAACTTACCATCAACCTGTCGGGTGAGCGTACCGATCTGCCCCGCGCCAATGATCATGTCCGCCTGTCCATCCCTATCCGGCGCGGCGGTGCAACCACCGTCGCTGCCCTGAACTGACCACCAAAGGAGCCACGTCCATGCCGCACGGTATCAAAGTAAACGAGCTGACCACTGGCGCTCGCCCGATCGTTCCTGTCGCCACGGCCATCATTGGCCTGGTCGCCACCGCCACCGCCGCAGTTGGCGCGGCCACCGATGCGCTGAACGCAGCCTTTCCGCTTAACACGCCAGTGCTGGTCACCGATATCCGTGCTGCCATTGGCGATGCTGGTACTGGTGGCACCTTGCTCCCCACGCTTGAGGCGATTGCTGATCAAACCTCGCCCATTCTGGTCGTGGTCCGCGTCGCCGCTGGCGTCGATGATGAGGCAACCGAGGCGAATGTCATCGGTTCGATCGTCAATGGCGTCGGCACCGGCCTGCAGGCCCTGCTCGATGCAGAGGCAAAGCTTGATGTCCGCCCGCGTATCATTGGCGCACCGGGCCTCGACACACAGGCTGTCACGACTGAAATGGCGATCATCGCGCGCAAGCTGCGCGGCTTTGTCTATGCTCGCGCCATTGGCGACGATATCGACGAAGCGCTCACCTATCGTGAAAACTTTGCCGCCCGCGAACTGATGCTGATCTGGCCAAACTTCACCGGCGGCTTCCTTGGCGATGCTGTCGCCCGCGCCCTAGGCCTGCGCGCCCGCATCGATGAAGAGCAGGGTTGGCACAAGACCTTGTCAAATGTGGCCGTCGATGGCGTCATTGGCATCGACAAATCGGTCTATTTCGATCTGCAGGATTCCAGCACGGCAGCAGGCCTGCTCAATGATGGCCAGGTCACCACCATGATCCGCATGACTGGCTTCCGCTTTTGGGGCAACCGTACCTGCTCGGAAGCGCCCGAATTCGCATTCGAAAGCGCAGTGCGAACCAGCCAGGCCCTGCAGGATACCATTGCGCGCGGCATTGCCTGGGCTGTCGATAAGCCGATGACCGTCAGCCTGATCAAGGACATCATCGAAACCATCAACGCTGAAATCCGCAGCCTAAAGGCACAGGGCCGTATCATTGATGGCCGCGCCTGGTTCGATGGTGCCCTGAACACCCAGACCAATCTAGCCGGTGGCAAGCTGGTGATCGATTATGATTTTACCCCCACTGCTCCGGCTGAGGATATCGGCCTGAACCAGCGCATTACCGACAAATATTATGCCGGTTTCGCCGATCAACTGAACTGATCGCGCGCTCCGGTATTTTGGCCAGGCATTTTGGCGCTCTCCCCTTTCGAAAGGATCTGACTATGGGCCTGCCCCGCAAACTCAAAAACTTCAACCTGTTCAACGATGGCAATTCCTATCTGGGCGTCGTCTCCGAATTCACCCAGCCAAAGCTGGCGCTGCAGATGGAGGAATATCGCGGCGGCGGCATGCTTGGCCCGGTCAAGATCGACATGGGCCTTGGCCTCATGGAGGCCGAATTCACCCTTGGCGGCTTGGTCAAACAGGTGATGCGCCAGTTTGGCATCACGCGCCTCGATGGCGTTTTGCTACGCCTGGTCGGGGCCTATCAGCGCGACGATGGCAGCGCGGTGGAATCGGTCGAGATCGTCATGCGCGGTCGCCATGAAGAAATCGATATGGGCAACGCCAAACCCGGCGAGGACACCGAGCATAAGGTCAAGATGCCGCTCGCCTATTACAAACTTGTAATCGACGGGCGCACCGAAATCGAAATCGACATGCTCAACAGCATTTTCGTTGTCGATGGCGTCGATCGCTACGCCGATATCCGCGAGGCCATGGGCCTCTGATCCAGCCGCATTCGCTGCTTGGGCATCACGAAAATAGCGGGCGTGATGCCCTTGGGGGCGGCTGGTCTTGATCAGTCGCCCCATCCCGCCACCCGCTAAACAGCACAGGAACCCGCTATGCTTGATATTGATAAAAACTTGGCAGCCGCCCCAAAAATCCAGACCGTCGATCTGTCAGAGCCGATCATGCGCGGCGAAACCCGCATCGAGAAACTGGATCTGCGCAAGCCCAAGGCAGGCGAGCTGCGCGGCCTCTCCCTCACCGATCTGCTCACCGCCGATATTTCCTGCATCATCAAGGTGCTGCCCCGCATTTCGATGCCCAGCATCACCGATGCCGAAGCCGCCAATCTTGAGCTTGAGGATCTGGCTCAGTGTGGCGGCGTCATCCGTGGTTTTTTTATGACCAAGGCGGAGCGGGCGATGATGGATCAGATGATCGAGGAACAACAGTCGAAGGGCTGATGGCCGATATTGCCATGATCTTCCATTGGTCGCTGTCTGATTTGGAGGCCTTGGAAATTGAGGAACTGATCCGATGGAGACGCCTGGCCATCGATCGCTGGAATAAGGTTCACGCAAAGGAAGGGTGATGAGCAGCAAGCTGAATCTGACCGTCAACTTCCTTGGCGTCGACAAAATGTCGGGCGCGATCCGCAACATCATCGGCGCGGGTCGCTCCGGCTCGCAATCGCTGCGCGACATGGCCAGCAATACCAAGATGCTCGAACGCAGCCTGGCATCGGTGCGCCGGGAAATCGCCAACGCATCGGGCAATGTCACTGGTCTGGTCGAGCGCGAAAAGGCACTGGCTCAAGCAGTGCTTGATGCCAATGAGGCGCTGCGCCAGCAAAGCCGCATCAACGCCATCGATGAACGTACTGCGGGCATTACCGCCAAGGCCGATGAATACAAGCAGCGCGGCACAGACAACATGGTGGCCGGGGCCTCGCTGGCTGCACCGCTGATCGTGGCCGTGTCGGCGGCAGCAGCCTTCAGTTCGGGCATGGTCGATATCCAGCAAAAGGCCAATCTCTCGAATCGCGAAACCGCGCAGCTGCGCGATAACATTCTGGCAGGAGCAGCTGCGGCACGGCAAATGCCCGAGTCCATGCGCGCGGCAGTCGATGTCCTCTCCGGCAAGGGTCTGGATCCGCGTCGCGCTGCGATCATGGTCCCTGCCATTGGCCGTTTGGGCACCGCTTTCAAGGTCGATCTGGCGGATGGCGCAGCCGCTGCCTATGCCAATCTCAACAATCTGAAGGTGCCAATCAACCAGACCAGCGCCGCGCTCGATATCATGGCGGCGTCCGGGAATATGGGCGCGTTCGAAATCCGCGACATGGCGCGCCATTTCCCGGCCCTCACAGCGCAGCTGCAGGCGCTTGGCGAGAGCGGCCTCGATGCAGTCGGAAACCTCTCTGCTGCCCTCCAGATCGCAGAAAAAGGCACAGGCAACGCCGATCAGGCCGCGAACAATATCCAGAACTTGCTGGCCAAGATCAATTCGCCTGCCACGATCAAAGCCTTCAGTAAGAATTTTGGCATCGATCTGCCTGCGCAAATGAAAAAGCTCACCGATGCGGGCATGGATTCATTCGAGGCAATTGCCCTTATCACCAAACAGGCCACCGCCGGCGATCTGAAGAAGCTGGGCTTCGGCTTCGAAGACATGCAGGCTCAAGGCGCGATCCGCAGCCTGATCCAGAATCTCGATGAATATCGCAAGATCCGCGATGCATCGATGAAGTCCAGCGGTACAACTGAAAAGGCTTTCGACCAGCGCCTGCTCAACGATGCCAATGTCAGTTGGGAAGCATTCAAGGCGACGGCCTCCACCCTGGCAATTGAGTTGGGCACCACCTTGTTGCCGGTGATGACGCAAGTGATGGGCTATCTTGCCTCCGGTGCCCGCTGGGTGGGTGATTGGGCGCGCGCCAACCCTGAGCTGGCCACAACTGTCATGAGCATTGTCGCTGGCTTTGCCGCTTTCCGCATTGGCCTTGGGGCGCTGCAGTTCATGTTTGGTGGACTGCTTGGCCCTATCGGTCGCTTTTGGGGTGTACTCAGCAAGCTGGGCTTGATGCGCCTCGATTGGCTTGGCCTGTTCCGCACAGGCATGATGATGGCTGGACGCGCCATCATGTTCGTTGGGCGGGCGCTCATGATGAACCCCATTGGCCTGATCGTCATGGCCATCGGCGTTGCTGCCTATCTGATCTACACCTATTGGGATCAGATCAAGGCAGCATTTTGGACGGCCATGGGCTGGCTCGGCCAGTTCTGGAATTGGCTCAAAGCCAACGCGGTCAAGATACTCGCCTTCACTGGCCCCATTGGCTATGCTGCTTCGCTCATCATCACCCATTGGGATACGATCAAGGGCGCGTTCTCCAGCGCGATCAACTGGCTCTATGCAAAGATCAGCGCCTTCACACAGATTGGTCGACAAATAGTCGCGGGTTTGGTGCGTGGGATCAAATCCGGTGCAGGTGCAGTTTGGGGCGCATTGAAATCACTGGTGTCAATTGAGCGCTTCAACAAGCAACAAGAAATCAGATCGCCTAGTCGCCTTTGGATGCGTTCCGGTGAGTTTGTAAGCCAAGGACTTGCATTAGGGATTGATCATGGCGGCCTTGACGCCATGCGCTCAATGTCGCGGCTTGCCTCAGGAATCACCGCTGCCGGGGCCTTGGCCATGCTGCCCGCCAACGGCCAGGCCATGGGATCACGCGGCACTGGCGCTGCCATGGCCACGCCTGCACCGATCTCGATCACGCTCAACGTCAACGCCGCGCCAGGCGAAGATGCGGACGCAATTGCTGAAAAGGTCATGAAGAAACTGAAGCGCGCTTTGGGCGATCATGGCAACAGCACATTCGAGGATTATTGATCATGGCCAAGATCCCCGGCATCCCCGGCCTGCCCTTCGACAATTGGCGCAACCGGGCCGAGGGCGCAGATTATCAGGCGCGTCAGCTCGATCGCTTGCTCAATGGCACCGATGTCGTGCCCGTCCCCGGATCGCGTGAGCTCATGTCGCTCGGCATGTTCGTCTTTGGCTTTGATAGCTTGGCCTATGACTCATGGTCGCGGCGGCAAAGCTGGCGGCATGCCAGCTCCGAACGCTTTCTCGCCCGCCCAGCCAGCCAATATGTTGGCCCCGGCGAAGACAGCGTCAGCTTGCCCGGTATACTCGTCCCCGAAATCATGGGCAGCATCGGCGCCATAGCCAGCCTGGTCGAAATGGCAGGCACCGGCGATAACTGGCCGCTCGTCGATGGGCGCGGCACCGTTTGGGGCAGCTATCGCATCATCGGCATCGATCAGACCGGCACCGTCATCATGGCCGGTGGCATCGCGCGCAAGATCGATTTCACCATTGATCTCGAACGGGCAGACTGATGGCGGATCAAGACACCGGGCAAAACGTCGCCAACGTCCCTGGCCTGCGCTTGACGCTGGCCGATGGCACCGATCTGGCAGAAAAGATCAACCCGCGCCTGTTAGAGCTTACTCTCACCGAAAAGCGCGGCGAGGAATCGGATCAGCTCGATATCACCATTCACAATCACGATGGGGCCATGGTCCCGCCAAAGGCCGGGGCCGTGCTGCAACTGGCCATCGGCTGGACGCGCGGCAGTGACGTCACCCCCGGCCTGATCGACAAGGGCCGCTTCAAGGTGGACGAGGTCGAGCGCTCCGGCCCGCCCGACACCATCTCCATTCGCGCCCGCGCCGCCGATCTCACTGGCGAATATCGCACCCGCCGCGATGCTGTGTGGAAGGGCAAGACCCTTGGCCAGATCCTGCAGGATATCGCCGGTCGCCACGGCCTGCGCACTGCCATCCATGCCGATCTGGCGGGCAAGCCAATTGCGGTGATCGAACAGGCGGGCAAATCCGATATGCAATTCATCCGCGATCTCGGCCGTCGCTACGATGCCGTCGCCACGGTCAAGGATCAGACCCTTGTCTTCATGCCAATTGGCGCGGCCACCACCGCCAGCGGCAAGGATATCCCGCGCCGCACGATCACTCGCCGCGATGGCTGGAATTGGACCTTCCGCCACGCCCAGCGAAACGAACATGATGGCGCAGAGGCGCGATACCAGGATCAGGATGCAGGCCGTCGCCGCGTCGTCAAATCCGGCGGCAAAAAGCGCAAGCGGCTAAAGACCGTCTATGGCAGCAAGGGTGAGGCAGAGGCCGCGACCAAGGCCGAAACCGAACGCAACCGCCGCGCGGCCTATGAATTCGATTACACGCTGGCACTCGGCGATCCCACATTCATCCCCAATCAGGCGGCAGAGCTCAAGGGCTGGGATAGCGAGATCGATGCGCTGCCTTGGCTGGTTTCGGAAATCTCCACCCGCCTCTCATCCGGCGGCCTCACCACTTCGATCAAGTTCGAGACCGAGTGAGCTGCTGGGCAAGCACGGTCGTTGCGAAAGAAAACTCAGGATGTGGCACGTCCAGGGACCGACGCACAAAGCTTTTCAGCGGCAGCGCGCAGGGCATCGGCGGGTACACTTTGCCGAAAATTCTTTGCTAGTACCTGACGGATGAAGTCCTCTGACGCCTTCAGATTTTGATCATTCTTCGCCATGGTTGTCCTCCTGCTCCAGTGTGTCCCAAGTTTTGTCGATCAGCAGATCAGCAAAGTCTTTTACCCAAAATTTTCCGCGAAGTTTATTTTCGGCTCGAAAATCCTTAAAACCTTCGTGGACCTCAAGGATAGGCACAAGCGCCTTCGCTACATCGTCTCTACGAATCCGTGAGTGAGCTGGGAAGTTCCCTGACACAAAATTTTTTGTTGCGCGGACAGTGGCGAGCCAGACATCTGCATCGTCGTCATAAAATGCCGTCACGCCAACATCGTCTAGGCGCTGTTCAGCCTCCAGGGTAAGGGCCATCATTTTATCTCCCTTATTATGAGCACGGTCGTCAACACCGCCCATGCAAATGCCGCTATTAGTAGCCAGACGGCTACATTCGCGGCGCAGACATTGCCTTCCCACTTCCCAATAATTGATAGGGCTGTGGCTAATAGCGCCATCACCATTCCTACAAATGCGATCCATGCGCGCGACAAAAATCCGATAATGACCCTCTTCTGTTCTTGCGGCTGATAACCACCATAGCCTGTGACTAAGCTAGCAATATAAATGAGAATAAAACCAGCAAGCGCCGTTCCTGCTGTAACGACTTCACCAGCTACATGCGTTCCGTCCATACAGCTCCCTCAACTTAGATATAAGAAAAATGATGTAGGCTGGTCGAAGTCAAAGTGCGACATTTCCGTTTGCACAGCGCGTAAGTCCGATGCTGCGCTACCCGCCTAACCCGATTACCACCCGCACCGCCCCCCGGATCATCTCCGCATAAGCCGCCAGCATCAACAGGCCCAGCACTGCCGCCTCGATCCTCAACGACATTTGTGCCCCTTCCAATACCGATCCCATCGCAAGGCAAATCCCGCCTTCACCGCGGCGCAGCTCACATCGCCTGCCTTGGGCGATACACACCAGGCGGCGGTACGACTGCCCCCGGCCCCGCCCACCGATACGCATCGCATCGTCGGCCCCTTGATCAACAAATGCCCTTCGCTGGATCGCCCGGTGATCGTCCCGATCAGGCGCGCCAGCGCATCCCGTGCGTCTGGCCCGCTGGTCTTGGGGCAGGGCTGCTCGCCCTTGCAGCTATCGTCGATCTCGCGCGCCGCAATGCCAGAAAGGCGGATGCGCGGCCCTTCCGCGCACCAGATCGGGCCATCGCCATCCCACACGCGCACCGGCGTACAGGCAAAGCTCTCGCCCTCGGCCACAATTGCCACACCCAACAAGGCTGTCAGAATCATTCGCAGGCCACTCCATCGCCATCACGATCCAGTCTGCGCGAATAGCCCTTATCGCCAGACCGCACTGGCGCAGCGCCTGCTGCGCGCGCCTCGGCGCAATTGCGAAAGCCGCCACTGGGCGCAGAGCTGCTGCTCCGGCTCCGCGAGCCACCCCCGCTCGATCGGCGCTTTTTGTTCCCCGATGATTTACGTCGGCGGCGCGCCTCGGCACTCCCCGGTGCCAGCGTCAGGCCCAGCAACAGGCTGGCCGCGCCCAGCACAAAACCGCGACGGGTGGGCTGGTCATTCATGGTTTCAGAAACGACATGGCATCGGCCTCCAATCCGCTCTCGCGGCCAACATATTGCAAGGTATCTAGGCAGGATTTTTGAAGCGTTCGCGCTTCTACAAACAGCGCGGCAGTCGCCATCGCTTTGTCGGAACTGTGGTCACCGTTGAAAAAGACCTTCACACTTTCCAAGCCATCTGCGCGCTTTATCGATGCCTTGCGACACTCACTAATTGCCAGACCCAAATTGCTGAACATGGCGGAATCCGATAACGTGGGAGCGTCGGTCTTCCCGATTTTCTCAGCTATCTCCCGGCAACGAGGTTCGCCCTCGACTGCCTCAGCATAGGCCAGAATTGCCTTTTCCTGTTTTGCTAAGTCGGGATCCCCGGACGCCTCACCGGTAAGATTTACGACCTTTTCCGCGTGCACAGCGCATGACACGGTATCAACGGCGATCGTTCTTATTACGGCGATCAGTGCGTCGCGAGTCTTCTGGTCTTCAGCAGGAGCAGGCTTCACCACTTTTGCGGCAGTGGCTTTGGTCGAGGCGGACGAAGTTTCCGGTGGCGCAACCGGGCCAACAATAGCAGCGACGATCAGCAGCAGGAAAAACAGTGCGCCAAAACCGGCCATCACCCAAAGCGCTATTTTCGCAGCTTTGCTTCCCACTACATGCCCCTAAACCCGACGCCCGATCCACACCACCCGACCCACTACATGCATCTCGTCATCATAGGCCGTGATAGAGGTCACGGTCGGATTATCGCTCATGATTTCATAGCCGCCGGTCGGCAATTTCCGCACCCGCTTAATCATGCCCAGATCGCCATAGCTCAGGCACCATAGCCGATCCTGCTTGTTGATTTGCCTTTGCGCCGTATCCACCACCACCAGGTCGCCATCCATCAGCGTCGGCATCATCGAATCGCCTTCGCCCCGCGCGACGAACAGCTCGTCAAACCGGCCCTTGATCAACGGACGCAGCCAGTCTTGCGGCATCGCCACTTCGGCCTGCTGCACATAGTCCTCGAACACGCTGCCGCCGCCCATAGAATAGCCGATATCGAGCTGCGGGATGAGCACGGAGCCCAGCTGCGCCGCGATGCTTTGCGCAGTCGGTACGGGCAAGGCCCCTTCACTGGGATCATCGGTTTCGCCAGTCAGATAGGCGGGTGTCGTTTGCAACTCGCGAGCGATGCGGTGAAGGTGTGTTGACCCAAAAGCTGCGCCCGTAGCAAGGCGGGCGATCGTCGCCTGCGATACCCCGATAACGCGCGCCAAGGACGACTGTGAAAAGCCGTGCCGGTCCATTTCGGCCTTCAACCGATCAGCATTGATTCTCGAAGGATTACTCATGAGCATCTGATAATTCGCATGCGTATAGATTGGTCTATGATTTTTCGTATTGACTTAGCTAACCGCATCCGTATAGATGGGGTTATGAGCACAGCGATCAACGATACCCACTATCTCCTCAGCCAGGATGAAAATGGCACGGAGACGGTCCTCCTCTACACCGGCAATGAAATGCTGGAATTGTTCGATGCGGCAGAGCGCAATGCGCTCACCAAGGGCCTGCCGGTCCTCCGCATGCACCGCCATTTCGGCGCGCTCCGCTTCATCGATATGGTGGCCAACGCGCGCAAGGCGGGGCTCGAAACCGCATGAGCACGTCCGCCACACGATATGAGGCACTGTGTGCCTGCGTCGCCGCTGCAGGCGATCAGTCAAAGCTGGGCCGTGCATTGGGTGTTGCACAGGCAACTATCTGGCGCTGGCTCAATCAGTCCAAACAGATGCCCGCCGAATATGTTCTGCGCGCTGAGGCGCTTTACGGCGTCTCGCGCCACGATCTGCGCCCCGATATCTATCCCCGCGAGCCTCATGGTGACGTCACCAACATGATCGATCATCCCGGCGAAGATCGCTTTGTCGGCATCGATGTCCGCCGCGCGGGCCGCGCCCGTCCTTTGCAGGGGCAGGCCGCATGATCCGCGCCTATTCACCAATTGCCCCGCATCCGCACTTTGTTCCGGATAACGGGAACTGCCGTCAGGCTGATGGGCTCCTCCCCCGCAACCTGATGGCGGGCCGGGCCAGTGCCTTTCACCCGCTGGTCCGGTTTTCCTGCTCTGTCCCATTGGCCCCTCGCTTGATCGTCATGCCCGCCCGTCGCATCGGCAAGACCTTGATCGCACAGGCTATGATGGACGCGAAAGGCGGTAACGCCTTGATCTTCACCGCCCCCGGCAAGCCAACGAAAGCACCGGCGGAATGACCACCGCGCGCAACATCACTTTGCCTGCCGATCAGCAAGAGCTCAAAGGGGCCACCCGCGCTCTGCTCCGCGCCTTTGGCGGGCAGGAAGCGGCGGCAATGCGCCTCGGCACCCGGCAACAGCGGCTCTCCGATTGCAGCAGCCCCAATACCGATGCGTTCATGCGCATCGATGAGGTCGCGGCCCTCGAATCCGAAACCATCGGCCATCCCGGCCATCCCTATGTGCTGGCCACCCTTGCCCGTCAGATCGGCTTTGAGCTGGTCCGCACCCCCACGGCCAAGGCCACGGGCACCGATATGCTGCAACTCTTTGCCCAGCAATCGCGCGAAACCTCCGATCTCGCCGTCGCCATCTGCGATGCCCATGCCGATGGCCATATCAGCATTGAGGACGCCATCCGGATTGAGGCAGAGCTGGATGATGTGATTGCCAACGCCTTGGCCATGCGCGCCGAAATCCGCGTGATCAGAAAGGATATGGCATGACCGCCCCCAATCCTGACCATCATGAACCATCCCGGCCCATGGTCCGCGCCTCGCGCTCGCTGATGCTTTGCCCCCATTGCAACGCGCCCTCGATCATCCGCTCATCGGATCGCGTCACCGCGACGGTCAAAGACCTGTTCATGATCTGCTCGAATGCCGATTGCGGCCACACATGGAAGGCGCAGATCAGCGTCGTCTACACCCTGTCGCCCAGCGCCACTCCCAATCCCGCCGTCGATATCCCGCCCGCGCCCGATGATTATCAGCGTCGCCGCTTCCCTGCCGGGGCGCGCGAATCTGGCCATGATCCCGGCGATAGCGATCAGATATCGATCTTTGATCATCTGGATCAGACCGCCGCCTAGGCCCGCCTGACCCCACCCAACCACTTGACCCGCTCTCGAACCGGCAATCGCCGGACCCTTTGTTGCACCTTGCGAACGGCACAAAATGAACATTTCTGACCAGATTATTGATGGCCTCAAAAAGAAGTTCCGCTTCAAATCCACCAAGGGAGAGTGGATGCAGCAGGGCCAGTGCCCGCAATGCGACAAATGGGAACTCTACGCTGCGGCCAAGGATCCCCGGATCGTCAAATGCGGGCGGGTCGAGCGATGCGGCTGGGAAGATACCGTCCGCAACTTGTTGCCCGATATCTTCGAAGATTGGTCAAAGCGGGCACCGGCCAATGAGGAAAACCCCACCGCCACCGCCGATGCCTATCTGCTCCACGAACGCGGCCTCAACCTCATGGGGCTGCGCGCAGCCTATACACAGGAAACCTATTTCAACGCTGATCTGAACGCCAGCTCGGCCACCGTCCGCTTTGCCCTGCCCAATGACAGCTGGTGGGAACGCATCATCGACAAGCCGGGCCGCTTCCCGCGCAAGGCCAATTTCAAATTCGGCAGCAGCTGGAAAGGCCACTGGTGGGCACCACCCACCCTCGATTACGATAAACTGGCTTTGGCCGATGACATTCTGTTCGCTGAGGGCATCTTCGACGCCATGGCCCTGTGCCAGGTCGGCAAGACCGCTGTCAGCCTCATGTCGGTCAACAACTATCCTGAGGCGGCGCTCGATCTGCTGCGCCAGGCCGTGGGCAATGGCCCTGCGAAAAAGCATCCGCCACGCCTCGTCTTCGCCTTTGATGTCGGCAAGGCAGGCGTCGATTACACCCGCAAATTCGTCAAGCGCGCCCGCGCTGAGGGCTGGGATGCCACCGCGATGCAGGTGCGCCCCGATGGCGAAGGCACCAAGCTCGATTGGAACGATTTGCTCCTGCGCCACCAGCAATGGCGCGGCGAGCCCGAAAAGGCTCCGCTCTCCGAACAGGCCTTCGAAGAATATCTCTACAATGGTGCCATCACCATCGCCGAGACCGCGCGCGACAAGGCCAAGCTCATCATGGAGCGCAAGATACTGGCCAGCTTCCAGTTTCGCCATGACAACCGCCTCTGGGCCGCGAACGTCAAATATGACGAAAACAATATGCAAGAGCTGCAGGTGCGCGAAATCGCCAACTGCGCCTTCCGGATCCTGTACCGCGAGCGTGACGATATTGCGGACGAGACCAATTACTTCCTGCAGGTCGATTTCCCCGATGGGCAGAAAACCGAAAAGGCCCGCTTTTCCAGCGCCGCCTGCGCAGCCAGCGGCGAATTCAAAAAGCGCCTGATGGCCTTTGCGGGCATGTGGTCCGGCACCGCCGATCAGCTCGACAGCCTGATGCGCCGCCAGACCCGCCGCCTGAAAACCGTCGAACCCATCCCCTTCACTGGCTACTCGCCGCCGCACAAGGCATGGGTGCTGGGCGATCTCGCCGTGCGCGAAGGCGTTGTGATCAAAGTCAACGCCGAGAATTACTTCGATTTCGGCAAATCGGCCGTCAAGCTGCGCAGCGCCGAACGCATCCTCGATATCAAATATGATCCCGATAATCTGGCCTTTGACTGGGCCGATGATGTCTGGGCGGCGTGGGGATCAAAGGGCCTGATCACCGTCGCCTTTTTCGTCATGTCCCTCTTTGCGGTGCAGATCCGCAAGCGCCATTCCTCGCTCGGCTTTCTGGAAATCACCGGCCTCCCCGGCGCGGGCAAGACCACCTTGGTATCCTTTTGCTGGAAGCTGTTCGGACGCCTCGAATATGAAGGCTTCGATCCGAATAAGGGCACCATGGCGGGCGTCGCTCGCAACTTTCAAAAGGTGGCGAACCTGCCGGTCGGCCTTATCGAGGGCAACCGCAACCATGATGGCAAGCAAAGCCACGGGCGGCAATTTGACTGGTCCGAACTGCTGACTTTGTTCAACGGTCGCTCGCCCCGCGTCGTCGGCGCAAAGTCCAATGGCAATGAAACCTACGAGCCGCCCTTTCTCGGCTCGATCTACCTCATGCAGAATGAACGCATCGATGCGCATCCGGCAGTCCTCGAACGCCTGATGTCCTTCAATGTGGATAAGGCCAGCTGGTCCGAAACCACCCGCTCCGCCGCGATCCGCTGCGAAGGCAGGCCCATTGAGCAGTTGTCGGGCAACATCATCCACATCCTCAAACAGGCCGATCAGTGGCTGACATTCTTTTTTGAACGGGTGCAGCATCACGAGGCGGACATGCGCCGCCGCGTCGCTGGGCTCCACAACGCCCGCTGCATCAAAAACCATTCACAGCTTGGCGCAAGCGTCGAGGCGCTGGGCCGACTTTTCCCCAACATCCGCGCCGAATGGATCGATGAGACGCTTAAGCACGTCGATGCCATGGCGCTCGATCGCCAGAATTCAGCCGGTGGCGACCATCCGATTGTCGCGGACTTTTGGGAAAAGGTGGACTGGCTCCTCGCCAATGAAGGCCCCGACGCTTGGGGCAATGGCGAATCCATCAATCTCTCGCGCACCCCTGATAAGGTCTTCGCCATCAACCTCAATGCCTTTGAGGCCAAGTGCCGGATGAAGGGCCTTGTCCCGCCGCGCATGGACGAATTGAAGCGCCACCTGACAGGCTCGAAATCCCGCAAATTTCTGGCGTCAAAGCCGATCAATCCGCCCTCGGGCAAAAGCATCTATTGCTGGGTGTTTGACAATCCCGATGATGCCAGCGGCACGAGGCTGATCTGATGGCCGTCGCTCGCCCCCTTATCTCCGGCGATCACTTCACCCGGCCCCTGCTGCCCGGTGAGCCAGTGCGCAACTGGCGCGGGATTGAATCAATCGATCCGCCCAGCATGCACACCTATTGGCCAGAGCTCGCGGCCATGGCCGTCGAATGCTTCCAGAACCGCAAGGCCCGCTACCCCGATATGGTTCGGCAGCGCGCCTTGTCGGAGGAGCAGGCCCGCATCGACTTGGCAGCATGGCGCGCCATCGCGCTGCATTGGCGCTGGCTCACCACGGGCTTTGGGCTGGAGGCGCAGCCCGACACCTTGGATGCTCGCATCACCGCCCTTGATGCCAGCATCGACACGCTGGTCGATATCGCCCGCCAATCCGGCGGCTTTGATGCTGAGACAGAGCACAAGGCAAATCTGATCATCGCTCTGCGCTGGCATGCCGAGCAGCCGCCAGAGCGCGCCCTTTCCATCGCTCGAATGAACCACCTCCTCCGCCAACTGGCGGCACAGCAGGAGCAAGCAGCATGACCAAGGCCACCAACCCCACCCGCAAGCCCATCAATGGCCTGCCCGATGGCGAACCGATCCATGCCGATGATCTGGCTTGGGTCGCTTTGGTCCGCAGCTGGAATGATCCGGTCGAGCGCGCCTGCCGCTGGCTGATCGTCATCACCAGCATTGGCCTGGTAATCGCTGGCCTGTGCTTCGTCGGGCAACACCCATGATCCCGCGCGTCGATCTGCCCACCCGCATGTTCATCACCGGCCTCTGTCTGGCCGTCATGATCGGCGCGCTCTGCGCCGCCCTCCCAACTTGCTGACCCCTTACCTGCGAAAGGAAAGTCCCATGAAAGCCACCAATTCTTGCCAGCTCGAAATCTACGAATGCAATTGCGGCCAGCGCATGCACCTGCCCGAGGGCTCAGGCCTCCCGAAGGGCTGGATCAGCCAGGATCAGGGCGATGGCATCGTCATGATCTGCCCCGATTGCCAGCGCCCCCGCCGTGAACCGTTCAAGCCCTTCACCGGCTTCGATCAGCTCGATGGGCTGGAAGAGGCAGTGCAGGCCGCTGTCGATAACCCCGTATTGCCGCGCATGCCGGTGATCCTCACACGGCCAGTCCGTATCAGCGCCATTCCGATCAAGGCCAAATCACCCACTGGCAAAGATCGCATCCTGATCTCTGTCACCTATCCGGGGCCGCAAAACCTGTCCGTTACCGCAGATTTCAACGTGGCCGAGGGATTCGAGCTGGTCGAGGAAGTCACTGCCGCCTTGCGCGAATTGAACGCCGCAGCGGCTCCGGCGCGCGGAGAGGCAGCATGAGCCGCCGCCCGTCCATGCTCACCGTCGAGCAACAGCAAAAGCGATTGGCCGAGCTCGATCAGCTCTCGCGCCAACGCGGCCTTACTGAGCGGGAGGTTGATGAGGTCGAGGCGCTGCAGGCCCGCGAATACAGCCGCCTGCGCCGCCTGCCGGATCAGATCAAGGTCGCCCGCGAACGCCTCACCAGATTGGAAGGAATGGCCCATGTCTATGGCATCACCATCAATGCCGGCTGATCATGATCTGCTTTGGCAAGCCGCGCTTGAGGACGTCTGCACAGCCCGCGCCGATCAGATTTCCAAGCACGGCCACACGCCAGAATCCGATGCCCAGCTGCCGGTGCGCCAATTGGCGGCTGAGGTCCACGATCGCGCCCAGGGCGTCTTGGATGAACTCACCGGCAACCCGGCACCCGATCGCTTGGCCATCGCCTACCGCCGCATGATCCGCACCGCCGCCGTCGCCATTGCCGCCGCCGAACGCATCAATCTCGAAATCATCAAATCAGAGGAACCGCTACCATGACCACCCGCGAGTTTCGCATCGATGGCCTCTTCGGCGCATCATTGATCATCGACTGGGATACCCGTCAAAACGCCGCACCGATGGCACCCGAAATGCAGTGCATGGCTGTGGAACCCGGCAGGGGCATGATGATCAATCTGCACCCCGATCCCGAAGAAGTGCTTGCCTTTGCCGACGCTCTGGCCCGCGAAGCCACCGCGCGCGTCGCCCAGGCGAATGAGCAAGCAACGCCCATGATCGAAGCCGCCGCCGCTGCCATGGGTGCAGGGCAAGCCAGTTTTCCGGTGCAGGCCGAAGAACTGCCAAAATGGCGAGACATGGTTGAGGCATCCACCGATATCGGCCTCGCTGACGCAATAGACGATGTCGCCCGATGGGATGAACGCCGCAACGTTCTGGCAGAGATAGAGCAGCATTTCTGGTGCATCTATGCCCTCTGGCGCACCAGCAATCTCGATGAGCCCAGCGCCTTGGCCGAGCAAACAACGCTCTACCGCCTTTACGATCGCATCCGCACCGGCAAGCACCACGGCAAGGCCCTCATTATGGAAGGGCTGACCCATGGCTGATCATACCAAAATCTCATGGGCCGATGCGACATGGAACGTCATCACCGGCTGTTCGGTCCATAGCGCAGGCTGCACCAATTGCTACGCGATGCGCTTGGCCGGAACCCGGCTAAAGCATGATCCCTCGCGCATCGGCCTGACCCGACGCAGCAAGGCTGGCCCGGTATGGACGGGCGAGGTCCGCTTTAACGAAAAGTGGCTCTTACAGCCGTTCCGCTGGAAGCGGCCCCGCACAATCTTCGTCTGCGCGCATGCCGATCTCTTCCATGAAGACGTGCCCGATGAATGGATCGACCGCGTTTTTGCGGTGATGGCGCTGTGCCCGCAACACACGTTTCAGGTGCTGACCAAGCGTTCGGTGCGGATGCAGGCGTATTGCACAAGTCGCTTTGAAAGCGAGCATGGCATCATGATGCTAGAGGATGCAATCTGCGCGATTGATGGCTTCGGCAGTGATGCTGGTGGCGACCCTTATCAACCTTTCCCCAACGTCTGGCTGGGCGTATCTGTCGAGGATCAGCGAGCCGCCGAAAAACGCATCCCCGATCTGCTGTTCACGCCTGCCGCAGTGCGCTGGATCAGCGCAGAGCCGCTGCTGGGGCCGGTGAATTTAACCCGGTTGTCCATACCGGTGAATGGGCACCTTTCAGCGTTAACAGGCAACTGGTCATCATGGCCGATCCGCCATACGCGGGATGGCGCTGTACTTTGCATGATGAAGGATACAGCAAAACTCGACTGGGTGGTCTGCGGTGGCGAAAGTGGCCCCGATGCCCGCCCGATGCACCCGGATTGGGCGCGGTCGCTGCGTGATCAGTGCGCGGCGGCGGGCGTCATGTTCCACTTCAAGCAGTGGGGCAATTATGCACCAGGTGAAGTCGCTGGAGAATATCTCGATCCATGCAAGGCGGCGCGTGGAAAGACATATTTTGATGGGCGTTGGATCGATGATTGGTCGGCGGTTGATGGGCACTGCGACGATGAGCCTGACGTCTATCGAATAGGCAAGAAAAAGGCAGGTCGCCTGCTTGATGGCGTTCTGCATGATGCCATACCGGAGCCTCGGTCATGATCCGCGCCCGCCCATGGACCGAGGCCGAGCTGGCCTATATCCGCGCCCATTATCCCGATCAGGGCGCGCCGCCAGTGGCGGTGGCGCTCGATCGCTCGCGACACGCGATCCATGTCCAGGCCAATCGCCTCGGCTTGCAAACCGCGCATCGGCCACCCGCGCCAATGGCAAAGCTGATGGGCGAGGATCTCGAACAGGCTATCGTCCTGCGCGAAGAACACGGCTGGTCCTTTGAGCGGATCGGTCGGAAATTCGGCGTTTCTGAAACCGCCGTATGCAATGCCGTGCTGATCGCCCTGTGCCCGCGCAAGGGGCATCGCCCTGCTGAACGCGACGCGCGCGGCTTCCTGCTCCCGCACGAGATCGAACGGCTGCGCCTGTTTCTACGCAAGGGCGTCAAGGGGCAGGAAATCCAGCTGCGCATGGGGATCAGCGCCGCCCGCGTCGCCGAGGAGCGCCGCCGCTACACCGCCGACCTCAAGGCGCGCGACAAGGCTCCGTTGCCAGCCCCCGGCAATGGCGAGGCCTATTGCGGCGCGCGCGTCGCACCGGCCCTGAAACGCCAGGTCGAACAGCTCTATCTCGATGGCTTTGGCTCAGCCACGATCAAAAAGCGCACCGGCGTCAGCCTCACCACCAGCAAGCGGATCCGCGATCGCTTGATCAAGCGATTGGCGCGCAAGGGCGAATGCCTGCCCGGTTGCGATATCGATGGCGTCCGCCGCCGCGCCAAGCATGATTTCCGGCGGCTCCGTCCCGAAATGGTGGAGCATCTCAAGCAGCTGCTGTTGCAGCGCATGCCCGTCGCCCAGGCGGCAGAGATTGTCGGGATCGGCAAGACGTCCGGCTACCGCATCCGCGACGATCTGCGCGCCCGTCTCGAGGCCGCAGGGCAAAGCCTGCCCGACCCTATCTTCGATACCACCAAGGCCGGAAAGGCCGCTGCCCGCGCCAAGCGATGGATGCCGCACAAGCTCGCGCACCGAAACCGCTACAAGCAGCTGCTCGAGGAACACGATCCAGCGACCGCGCGCCAGATTCTCGAAAAGGAAAAGATGGCAGAGCGCATGGCAGCCGCTGCCGCCCCGGCCCCGCGCCAGACCTTTGAGCAGCAGCTGCAATCGATGCGGCCAGACAGCCGCCTGATCACCATCAAACCCATCCGCAAAGCCGATCCCGCCTTCACCCTCGGCGGCGTCGCGACAGGAGCCCTGCTATGAGCCTCACCCTGTTCGACGAGCCGCAACCCGCGTCGCTGGTCTGCATCGGCCCCCACCGGCTCTGGCTGGGCGATGCCTATCAACTCATGCCCACGCTGGGCCATTTCGATGCTTTGTGCATGGACCCGCCCTATGTCTTCAACAACAGCGGCGGGGGGCAATGGCGCAAGGAGCGCGGAGCCAGCGAACAGATTATCGCCGAGGGGCTCACCGATGGCTTCGATCACCGCATCATCAACGCGCTGCAATGCCATCAATGCGTCGTCTTTTTCCATGCCAATCAGCGGCACGATCTTGAGGGCTATCTAAAGCGTCGCTTCCACCGCGTCATTTTGATGCACTGGCAAAAGAGCAACCCGTCGCCGCACCACAATCGCAACCTGATTGCCGATGTCGAAGAGTTCTTCATGGCGTGGACCGAAGACGGGGCGCAAGATTACTTCATGGCATGGCAGCGCGGCCACCATCCGGCGGGGCAGGATCATCATGATTTCCACCGCTATGTCGTCGCGCCGGTCCCACCGTCGAAAATCTATGGCCACCCTACCGTCAAGCCAGAGGCGGTGATGGATAAGATCATGCGCAACGTCGCAGGCCAAACGGTCTGCGATGCATTCATGGGCACCGGCAGCACCGGCGTCGCCGCGATCAAGGCAGGCAAGACCTTCACCGGTATTGAGCATAATGCCGACCATTTCCAAACCGCAGTGCAGCGGATCAACCGGGCCTATGAGGCTTCGCGCAACGCCTGATGTCCATTCGCGGCTCGCCTCTTCTCACGGATCTGATATCCGCGCTTGCCGAAGACATGGCACAGCGCAACGATGATGGCTGTGATGAAAAAGGGATGATGATTCGTGCGGACCGCTATCTACGCACGTTACAGCAGCCAGCTGCAAGACGCCCGGTCCATCGAAGACCAGGTGCGCATTTGCCAAGAGCGCGCCGCGCGTGAAGGCTGGCAGGTAACGGAAATCTTTACCGACTATGCGATTTCTGGCGCTGTCAGGGATCGCCCAGGTCTCAATGCGCTGGTCGATCATATCCGCAATGGCCGCGCCGACCAGGTGATGGCAGAGGCCTTGGACCGCCTCTCGCGGCATCAGGGCGATATGTCATGGCTCCATGATCACATCCTCCATGCCGGTGCGCGGATCTTCACCTTGTCTGAGGGTGAGATTGGCGAACTGCACATTGGCCTCAAGGGCACAATGGCCGCGCTGTTCCGCAAGGATTTGGCTGACAAGATCAGGCGCGGACAAAGCGGGCGCGTCGCCGCTGGACGCACCCCCGGCAATATTGTGTATGGCTATCGCAAACAGGTGCAACTCGATAGCCGGGGCGAGCCAGAGCGCGGCCTGCGCGAGATCGATCCCGATCAGGCGCTAATCATCCGCCGAATCTTCGAGGATTATCTGGCCGGAAAATCGGCCGTCGCAATTTGCAAGGCCCTGAACGCAGAGGGTGTGCCATCGCCATCGGGCAAGCAATGGCAGGTCAGCATGATCAATGGCGATCGCAAGCGCGGCAATGGCCTGTTTGCCAACGAGATATATATTGGCAGGCTGGTCTATAATCGCACCACGATGGTTCGCGATCCAGAGACGCGCCGCCGCCACCCGCGCGTCAATCCACGCGACCAATGGCAGATCACCGAAGTCCCGCACCTGCGAATCATCGATGATGAAACATGGGCAGCGGTGCAAGAGCGGGCCTCGGGCACCAAAGGCCTGCCGATCAGCCGCAACGTCCGCCCGCGAAAACTATTGTCCGGCCTAATCCGCTGCGGCGAATGTGGCGGAAATTTCGTGATCCAGACCAAGGATTTATGGGGCTGCGCCAATGCGCGCACCAAGGGCACCTGCACCAATCACCGCCGCATGAACAACGCAGTGCTTGAGCGGACTGTTCTGTCTGGCCTGTCAAAGGAGCTGCTCCGGCCAGAGCATGTCGATCTGGCGGTGCGCAAATATCATGAGGCCCGCAAGCGCCTGGCATCGGAAAGTCGCGCCAAGCACAACCAGCAGATCAAGCGCCTCGACATACTCGATCGACAAGTGACCCGCCTGATCGAGGCCGTCCAAAATGGCGGTAGCGATATCCCGCAGCTGGTCGAGGCCCTCCAGACCGCGCGCGCCGAACAGGAAACCATCGCCCGCGCGCTCGCCGATGCCCATGCTGAAAAGGCCATCATTCTCCACCCGGCCATCGCCGATCAATATCGCCAACTGGTGGCCAATTTCGGCAATCTCGGGATCGAGGATCCGGAGCGGCTGTCACGGATCGCCAGCAAGGTCCGCCCGCTGATCGATCACATCACGCTCACCCCCACCGAAGAGCCCAACGGCCTGCACATCGATCTGAAAGGATGCCTGGACAACATGATGGCCATCGCCACCGGCGAACCCACCAAACAGCGCAACAACAACGCGACTGTACTGGTGGTAGCGGAGGAGCGACTTGGCCACCACAGTCCATTATCGCGCAGCCGGTTGATCCCGATCCATGTAGAGCAGCCACTGCGCCGTCGCGCATAGAAACGCAGAGCCACCCGATCAGCGAAGGCCAGCCTTGCCCCGGCGCGAGGCTGGCCAATTTTTTGGCAGTTTCCCGTCAGGGAATTGAGGGAGGGGGCATAGTGCGGGAAACACATAATATACATAACATTGGCGGATTTCTGCGGGTTTCCGACATAACATTTTCCTAATATCGACCTAACCAGATTAGGTTCATCAGACATAATAATTAAAATAATAAAATACTTATATATCAATGACATTATGTCGCTGGGTCAAAAATATTATGTCAGATTATGTAGGCAACATAACCTCATATTTTTAGCGTTTTCAATTAGTTGGCATGGCCTCAAATGGGCATATTATGGATATTATGTGTTTCCCGAACCTCCACCCCCTCCGGCATCCGCAGCCGCCGAGCCCAAACTGCATAAAAACCCGACCAAAAAGCCGAAAGCGGGGCGTGGGGGCGAG